GAAACTCTACCAAATCCAATCCGTGACGAAAGTCAAATTTGAACTTTTCCAACAATATAATTGCTAGGGGGAAGAAGAGTGAATAACTTCATTCGCACCATTCAAGATGACCTAATTTCACGTTTCATGTATTGCCATATTTCTCGGGAGGGAGCCATTCAAATGGCTCGAACTCTTGAGCATTGGGAGCAACACCATGGACTCGTTTGGGTAACCAAGCGGTTAAAACTGATGAAATCTTATCTGCTAGGGGGTTTTACTGACCCTAGTTTAAAGTTAGATAAGAATAATCAACATTTCCATGGCTGTTTCCGGAATGTCAGTCGTTTATTCTTTCTTGGCACTCGAAGAGGAAAGGTTGATGCTATTCGCTGTCTATCGATATACGGTTTGTTTAAACAATCCGTGATAGATGAAGCCTTCTTTGTTGATTTTAAAAACAAAGTTGAACAGATCACTCCTTATACTCTAAGAGGTTGCTATATAGAATACCCTGAAATGGGAAACTTTATTAATTCTTTCGATAGTCGGTACCCTTTAGGTAATACTAGGGCACCACTCTTTTCTGGAAAAACTGATCTAGAATCGAATATACCACCGGAAGAACATATCCGAACAACTTGTTGTTTCCCTAATTTAATTAGGAAACATCATCGGTTCTTTTCAGAACTGATTCCCATCAGCCGAAAGGCATTTTACGATGATTTATACCACCAAAAGAACTATAGTGGAGACATCGTTGGGAATGTTGTTGCTTTGAACAAAGATCGAGGGATGAAAGTTCGCTTTATCGCGAATCCCTTTCGTGTAATTCAATTAGCCCTATCTCGTTTAAAACGTAATACTGAGATGTTGTTAAAATCGTTACCCGAATCAGCTGTTTATGATCAAGCTGGCGGAATGGATTGGGTAGTAAACCAAATACATTCAGGTCGAAAAGTTTCATCTATTGACCTATCTTCGTGCACGGACTTTTTACCTCTAGAATACCAACTTGATATGCTCTATTCAATTTTTCCATCTTTGAATGAAGATATCACGATATTCTCTGAAGTATCAAGAAGTTTATGGCGAACAAAATTTAATCAAATCTCCTGGAAGACAGGACAGCCCCTTGGAACCGGGCCCTCTTTTTCAACCTTCACACTCTTTCATATTTATTTAGTTAGAGCGATCGGAGGCCATGAAGGAAATTTTCGAGTTATTGGAGACGATATTGTAATTTCGAATCCATCAGTTACCGCCCGTTATTTAAAAGTAATGGAGCGATTACAAGTCGATATTTCGGTACAGAAGAGCGTATTTAACAAGGATATTGCTGAATTTGCTGGAAGAATTCTAGATAAAGATGGAATTCTGAGCGTTTATAAAGCATCACCATTGGATTTTGTTAATGATCCTTTGGGTTATATCCGTCAATACGGACCTCGAGCATATAAGTCTTTACCTATATCTCACAGGGAAATGATAAAATTTATTGGAGCGCTTCCTGTTTTTGGATATAATTACATCCAAAAACGCGAACTTTTAGCTATTCCAGATGATGCAATATATTATCTATATTCATCCCGTTTACCAATAATTCCTAATCGAGTTATTCCCCACAGTGGGGCTCAATATAAGAGCGGATCAACGTCTGGTATTCCACCCATGTTCTTAAAACATGTTGGAATTCCCGGTATTGGACATATCATATCTAACGATTTGAATAGTCGCTATACCAGTAGCTTTAACTGTTTCTCCAAAGACCATTATGGCCTAGGAGTTTGGAAAGTTTGTCTCCATGAGGATCCCATTGTTATCGATCATATTAATGATAACATTAAAGATACCCCAGAAGGCGAAGTTACAGATTTAGTGAAGCAAGCACATACAAAACATCGTAGTGTTAGTGAGATCCCCATATTTAAAAAGGATCAAGCGAAACCATTATCTTTTGTAAAGAAAATATGGAAATACTTGAAGTCGTTTAATTAGGTTCAAGGGCTTCGGCCTTGGAAGAGACTTA